GCAGGAAATGATAAAAATATAGGTCATGAATATAATTTAGATATTGAAACCAGATATAGAGAAGATACAAGAAATCCAATACCAACACCTTGGGATAGAATAAATGAATTATTACAAGGTGGTTTAGGTGAGGGGGATTTTGGATTAATATTTGGAAATCCAGGTGGAGGAAAAAGTTGGTCTTTAGTAGCACTAGGAGGATTTGCAGTTAGGGCAGGTTATAATGTTTTACATTATACTTTAGAATTAGGTGAAGATTATGTAGGTAGAAGATATGATGCCTTTTTCACACAAATCCCAGTAAATAATATAGTACAACATAAAGACAAAGTAGAGGAAATAATACCAAAAATACCAGGTAAATTAGTTATTAAAGAATTTCCAATGGGTAAAGCAACTATTCATACAATAGAGTCACACATTAGAAAATGTCAAGATTTAGATATTAAACCTGATTTAGTAATAATAGATTATGTTGATCTTTTAGGAACAAGAAAGAAAACAACTGATCGTAAGGGTGAGATAGATGATATTTATACAAGCACTAAAGGACTTGCTAGAGAATTAAAAGTACCAATTTGGTCTGTTTCTCAAGTAAATCGAGCAGGTGCTA